AAGCTTTATCGAGGAAAATCAGAAGATAATCCACACCTTGACAAAGGCTTTGTTGAAGACCTTAAAACTAAGTACCATCCACAGCTTGTCAAGGCTTACCTTAATGGTGAATTTGTCAACCTTGAGTCGGCTACTGTCTTTTACGAGTTCAAGCGAGACAAGCACACAACTGGCGTGTTTTTACCAGAGCCAAGCGAAAGGATTGTATTTGGTGCTGACTTTAACGTTGGCCAGTGCCACGCTGTTTATGGAGTTGTCAGGGGCGGCCAGAAGGGCCAAGAGCTACATTGTTTCGCTGAATCGAAAGTTGCAGATACTTTTGCCTTAGTGGCGCACCTCCAGCAGAAGTATCCGCGTCATCTTGCCGCCGGACTAATTACTTGCTATCCGGATGCCAGTGGTGCTCATGATTCGACATCATCTACCCAAAGTGATCATGAGATTCTTCGTGGTGCTGGCGTGAGGGTGGTTGCTGAAAGGAAGAATCCCTATATTGCCGAAACGCTGGCACATGCAAATGTTCACATGCACCGTGATCTGGTAAAGATTAACGCAACTAATTGCCATGAGACCATCAACGCTGCTGAGCGCTGGTCTTACGATTCCAAGACATTGAAGCCATCAAAGGGCGGCGCCACGGATTACTCTCACTGCGGTGACGCACTGAGGTATTTAATTTGGCAGGTATTCCCTCGTGCTGGTGGAAGGGCTGGGCATGGTGGCCGTTGGAGGTGATAAAATTTCAACGCACCAGCGATCGCCTTCGGCGGGCACGACAAAAGATCGTTGAAACATTGTTTGAAGGCTTTGGAGAAATCCAAGGCCTTTGTGCTATGGCTAAGCTGTATTCATCCGGTGGCGTGATCCCGTGCCCTCAATCGACGTTCCTAACTCCATCATCCTGAGCGCCGATGATGTGCCCATTCCTTTTGATAGGAGGCAGCCGGAAACCGAGAAGGTTTATGCCGAAGTCACGGATGTAGACGCATATTCCATTGACCAGGCCGAACAAGTCTCAAGGATTCTGCCGATCAGATTTTGCACGCTTCCTGAATTCTATCTTGATGAAGCGATAGACGGATATATTCCACAGGACTATCAGGAAAATCCGGATAGCTACAATGTTAGAAAGACGCGGGCAATGACCTGCTTTGAGCCGTTCTACTCGCATTATGTAGACATCATTGTTGGTACGGCCCTCAGGAAGGGCGTCATTCTGCCACAAGAGCTTCCCGAGGAATGGGAGAGGTTTTTTGAGAATGTCAACCTTGAAGGCAAGTCGATCACATCTTTTGCCAAGACCCTGTTTACCGAGGCTTTGAACGGCGGTATCGCTGGTCTGATGGCGGACTACCCCAGGGTGGACACCGCTGACAAGGCGATGCAGCGTCGCATGGGGTTGCGTCCATATTTCACGATTATTAAAGTTGACGATATTCTTGATTGCAGGCACGAAAATGGCGTTGTCACAATCAATGGGGTGACCTCGTATGAAACAAAAGTCACTTATCTGAGGATCAAGTCAGAAATCCGTAGGGCAAGTGCCATCAATGAGCATTATGAGGAAGTCGTGCCCACGGTGGTCGTGTATGACATTCCCGAAGAGGGCTCGAATGTCCGCGTGCGAGTTTACGAGAAGAATGTCACCGGGCATCCTCATGAATACTTCCTGCCAGAAAACAACGAAACCTTCTTATCTATTGATTATATCCCATTTGTTCCTTGCTATGGCGGCAAGGAGGAAGCTTTCTGTCGGGCAAGGCCGCTGCTGTTTGATATTGCACGTTTGAATCTGCATCACTGGGCCACGTCCTCTGATCTTGCAGAAACTATTCACCTCAATTCCTCTCCGCTATTAACTGGTACTGGCGTAAGGCCAGATGATGAAATCTATGCTGGTTCTGGCAGGAGTCTTTTTAGCCAGAACGAAAATGCAAAGTTTGGCATGGTCTCCCCTGGAATGGACGGGGCCGAGACCACGCTTAAGGAATTGGCGAGGATCGAGAGTGCAATGGATCGGCTGGCTGCAATTGCTATTGCGCCCGGCAAGAGTCAGGTAGAATCTGGTTTCGCCAAACTGCTTGATCGCTCGCAATCTGATTCGCAGCTTGCCGTTCTGATTGGCTCACTGCAAGATTGCTTTAACAGAGCGCTTTGGTATGCCTCTGGCTATCGGACTGACACGTATCCACAGATCAAGATCACTGTCAGCAAGAACTTTATCCCAGCCAAGCTCCACAGCCAGCAAGTCATGGCCATCAGCTCTCTTTACAAGGATTCAGAGGCGATTCCCATCGGCACATTCCTCGAAATGCTTGAGGCTGGTGAAATGTTTGAAGGTATGCACGGCTTTAACGTCAAGGTGCTGTTGGAGAAGATGGGTCTCGACGGTTCAGAGCGCAGGTCCGAGATCGTCAAGCCAGCGTCTCCAGCAGATGAGACGAATCGCCGCCTATACGTCGAGAATTCAGTTGAGGAGACAGCCGGGATGGCTTTTGACGGAGAGCCCCCAGAAGCCACTGACGAAATTTCTGAGTCTTGAGCTACACTTCAGATAGTCACATTTTCAATCTGTGCCCGATCCCATCGAACTGAGCGCTGAAGAGCTGCAAACGAAACTGGAAGAAAGCGAAGCGAAGCTGCAAGCGTTGGAGCGTACCAAGGTTGGCCTGCTGACCGACCTGCAAAAACGCAAAGGTGTTGAGCGCCTTGCCAAGGCTGCTGGCATCGACCTGGCGAGCGACAACATCGAAGACCAAATTGCCGAGCTGCTTGCGCCCAAGGCAGCTCCGGAAGCTCCCAGCGCCCCTCTTGCTGCCCCTGCAGCGCCTGCTGCTGCCCCTGGGGAAACTCCGGCTGCCAGCACCCCCTCCACCGCTGTTGAGGAGGCAATGCGAGCCCAACTGACTTCGATGCAGAAGCAGATGGACAAGCTGACCGAGAAGCTGCATCAGACCGAAAAGGAGAAGCAGCAAGAACGCAAGGCTCGTCTTGACGAATACAAGCGCTCTATCGTGCTGCAAGAGCTGGAGAAAGCAGGCTGCAAGCGCCCTGCTCACGTCTACGCTTTGCAAGGCGGTCAGTTCCGACTTCTTGATGACAACGAAACGGTTGTCTATGGACCCGAAGAGAATCCAGTGAATGTTTCGGATGCCGTCAGCAATCTTGAAAAAGATGACGAGTATTCGATTTACTTCCCTGGTGTTGTAGCTTCTGGCTCTGGCCTGCCTACATCTCGCTCGTCCATGCCAGTGAATGACAACCCGTTCACAAAGTCGGGAGCGAACGCCACCAAGGCTGCTGAGATCATTAGTCGTGACAAGTCTTACGCGCAGCGGCTTGTTCAGCAGGCCCGCGCCCGTGGTGACGTGGATCCGATCCTTGCTCGGGCTGTCGGTTATTGATCACCGATGGGTCAGGCCTCATTCCTCCAAGAGGATGGGGTTTTTCTTGGCTACGATCCCCTCGTGCTGTTGGGACAAGGCCTCATTCCTCCAGGGGAATGGGGCTTTTTTCTTGGCTACAATCCCCTCGTGCTGCTGGGATTTCGATGCCACTCAAGAAGGGGAAGTCGCAGAAGGCAATTTCAGAGAACATTTCAACCTTGCGCAAGGAAGGGCGTCCTGAGAAGCAGGCCATTGCGATCGCGTATTCAATGGCTGGAAAGACCAGGAAGAAAAAGCCCAAGAAAGGCAAGAAGGGGGCCAAGAAGTGAAAACTAAAAACGTTCACAAGCGGAAAAAACGTCGCTAGTATTCGGCCATGGCACCGAGACCCGTCAAAAACAAGCGCAGAACTGCCGCTTTCTATGCGAGCAATCCAGAGGCTCGCAAAAAGAAAGCTGCCTATGACAAAAAGTATCACTCTACTCCAGAGCGCAGGAAATATAGAGCTGAACTTTCAAGAGAGCGTAGGGAACGCGGAATCGCAGGCAAGGGTGGCGATGACCTAAGTCATACCGCAAGTGGCGGTTTTACTAGAGAGAACCCTTCAACCAATAGGGCCAGGCAAGGAAGCGGGAATCGCCCTACGAAGAAACCACTGCCACGAAGGGCCAGGAAATGAACCGAGGACAGTTTCAGGCAACTGGCGAGCCACATTGGTCTCAGCATCCAGCTTACGGGTCGTGGGAGAACATGAAGGCTAGGTGTTATCAGCCCAGCAATCCCCGGTTTCACCGCTATGGAGGTCGTGGGATTGAGGTATGCCCAGAGTGGTTCCTTCATTTTATTGTTTTTGCTCTTGACATGGGGCCCAAGCCCTCACCTCAGCACTCCCTGGAGCGTATCGACAACGATGGCAACTACGAACCAGCAAACTGTCGCTGGGCAACTGTTAGCGAGCAATCGCTGAACAAGGCAGGCACCACAGAAGTCGAGCACTGTGGAATACGCATGGCTGTTTCTGAATGGGCCGACTTTACAGGACTCAAGCAGGGCACCATCCACAGTCGCATTTTTCTACTTGGCTGGCCTGTCTCCAGGGCCTTAACTACGCCATCTAGGCCTAAGGCCAAAAACGGTCAAGGCAGGACACGTCGCTAGGCTGCTTCTACCAGCAGCGGGTCAATGGCAGTTCCTGAGCGCGTTAAAAATAAAATGAAGGAGCTTGGGCTCTCGGGGCTCAACAAGCCCAAGAAGACTCCCAACCACCCCACCAAGTCCCATGTTGTAATGGCAAAGGAGGGTGATACCTATAAGTTGATTCGCTTTGGCCAGCAAGGTGTAAGCGGTTCGCCAAAGAAGGAGAACGAATCAGCCGCCTACAGAGCAAGGCGAGAATCTTTCAAGGCTCGTCATGCAAAAAATATAGCCAAGGGAAAGCTCTCGGGAAGCTGGTGGTCGAGTCGTGTCAAATGGATTTTGATCGGTGCGCTGCTTGCCGATTCCGTGCTAAGCTGGTAACCACTTAGCGGGTCTCCCCTTGTCAGCTCACCACATTTATGTGATCGTAGAATGCCCGAACTGCGATAAAGCAAGACGCACTAGAAAGGACTTGCTTGCCAAGGCTCTTAAAGAGGGCAAAACTCTAATGTGCAAGTCCTGTGCAATAAAGCTTCGTCCCGTTACCTGGAAGAAAAATCCAGAAGATCTTTGGAAAAATCAAGGAGCATACAAATCTTACGCTAGGGCTAAGAAGAGGGTTGAAGAGAATCACAAGAACGCTTATGGTCATGTTAAATTTTGCTTTAGCTCTTACGAAGAGTTTCTTGCTGAAGTCGGCCCAAGGCCAGACGGAATGACCCTTGACAGAATTGATTCAAATGGTCACTACGAGCACGGCAATGTAAGATGGGCGTCGCACCACGATCAATGCAGAAACAAGAGAAACAATGTAATGTTTCTTATAGACGGAGAAAGATTGTGTCTTGTGGATGCGGCTAAAAAAGCCGGTATCAGTCGAGATACGGTAACGAGAAGAATGAAGAAAGGCATAGCGGATGAATTTTTGTTTTTCAAAGGTCGGCTTGATCTTTAACGGTGAATTATGCAATTACCTGGATTCTTGATTTTTAATCATTTCCTTCAACTCAGCCACGTATCGCCTCAGCTCCGCCGCCTTTAGCAGGTGCCACCTATCAAGTGTCTGAAAATACATTTCATTGTGGTTGTCAACACCTTTTAGGCAGCAGTGAATTACTTCATTCCATTTTTCCCTGACTGGTGTATTCCAAGTGCGCCTCCCCACGGCCTTGAAGTCATTTGGCCGAATTCTAGCTTTGGGGTCTGTTAGATATTGAGGTTTCTTGGGGTGGCCCTAGACTTGCTCCAGAGCCACGTCCTACTCCGATGACCGTCTCCGGCGCCTATCGCACCAGCACCAACATGCGTGGTGTTCAATCTGCAACTGCAATCGACGAGATCCTGTCTGCCATTGTGCTTTGCAC